GACGGGCAGGCAGATCGGCGCGAGGCACCCGCTGGCGACATCATGGATCACATTTATAATCGGCAAAACGAAATGCGACGAGATCAAAAACGAAATGCGACCAAGTTGGCGTAAAGCATGGTCAAAACGAAATGCGACGAAAATTTCGCACACACGCAAAAATACCGTTCGAACAACAACCAAACGATGTTCGAACGGTATTTTTTTGTCACAAAAACAGCGATCCCTGCGCTCGCTCCTCGTAATTGCAAACCATCCACTCCTCCTGTCGACGACGACTCGATTTCGAGGCACTGATGGTCCGCTCGATGCGGTGGATGACCCACCCGTTGCGTTGGGCGTATCGGTCGATCATATCGAAAGGAAACATCGTCAGCATAAACTTTCCCTTCACTGTCTCGAGTAGACGAAGGAGTTGCTCCATATTCTGCTCGTTGAACGTGTCTTCGTAGTGACCGCAATCCGAGTTCACGTAGGGAGGATCGACGAAGTGAAAGGCCTCCGGCGCATCGTAGCAGGCGATAACATCGAGCGCATTGCGGTTCTCAATCGTCACTCGTTCGAGTCGAGTACATAGCTGCTCCGTAAACTCATCCTTCGCATTGCGCAGCTTCTTGGGCATCATACCCCCAAAGTCGTACCCGAACGTCCCGTCCATCATTGAGGCGAACGACATCTTGCAGAGCGCCCAGACGGCCCATGCACGTTCGACTGGCGTGAAAAACTGCGGGTAGCTGTTGATGTGTCCAGCATGGGCGTGAACATCCCGGCTGTGCAGCGTCTTCTCGATTCGTTCCTTCAATTCCGGGTAACAGACCTTTGCCATCCAGTAAAAATTCGTTAGCTCCATGTTGATATCGTTGATCACCTCGGCCTCGGCCGGCCGCTTGGCGAATAGCACTGCGGCGCCTCCGCAGAATGCCTCCGTGTAGATCTTGTGAGCAGGTATCAGCGGCATGATGTGTTTGAGCATTGTCTGCTTGCCGCCGTAATAGGAAATCGGTGTTCTCATTTTGCTTTTCAATTAAAATCCGTATCTTTGCACATCCTCTTACTTACGTACTCTACAACACAAAAAAACGCCCAACCGCGATTGTGGGTATTCCCCCGGTCGTGCGGTTAGGCGCCTTTGTGTTAGTACGTAGGTAAGAGGACTACTAACAGGCCGGGGGATTTCTTTTTTACCCTTCCCCCGAGAGGGTCTCCTTAAATGTGGTATCGCTCGATATCGATCGCATCCTTGGCTTCCCAGCCTTTGGCCAGCTCATGCTGAACGTGAGACAGCGCGGCCGTGTAAAAGGCTTTCAGATCCTCAACGGTCGAGAACTCTCGGTACTCCGGCTTTTCATCGGTCCCGAGCTTGAACACGACCGGGAGGTTCGCCCCGTTCGTCTGGACAGCCAGATCGAACGCCGCTTTGTAGTTGAACTGGTTTTCACTCGTCAACCACACCTGGGCTCCTTCCCACTGAAATCCGGAAAGAATTGCCTCGTCAACCTGACGGTTGTACGCCGCGATGATGGTTGAGCGGATCTCGTCATCCGATGGTCGATGGTCAAACTCAGCCTCTTCGTATGTGGTCGAGCCGTCCTCTTCATTTCGGACATCCCATCGGATTCGCCACCGGTTCTTCCGCGGATGGACGCACTCGATAGGTGCGACTTCTGAACTTCCTTGGACTCTCATGTTATCAGGTGAATATATACTTCGTTTTGTTCACGCCGAAGCGTTCCGATTTGATTGTCGTCTCAAAAGGAAACCCGTCCGGCATCTCGCGTATCTGCTGAAGGATGTTCTTCATCTCTTCAGAATTAGTAAAGAACTTACGCATCTCGCCGTTCAGCTCGACTTGGACAATACATCGGTCGTCGCCCTGTTCCGTCTTGATGCCTGTTTCGAAGTCATGGACAACAATGGGGGTATTCACCAGTTCTCGAATGGAAATCACCGCACCTTTAAAGCGTTTCTTTCCATCTGCAGGCGTGTAGCTGACACCCAAATCCTTAAAGTTTTTCATATCTATACCTGTTAGTTGTTTGAAAAGCCTTCGACAATCTGCGTGTTTCGTCATCCCATAAAAAGATGCGATCAGTTCACGCTTCCGGGTCCTGCTCTCGAGCTTGTGTATCTTTCGCGCGAATGTCTGCTTGTTTCGCTTGCGAAGCCCGACGTGATCAGGATAGATCACATAGCCGAGGAAGTCAATGCCCTCTTCAATCGGGAAGATCCGATCGTTCGGCTTCACCTCCAATCCGATCGATTCAATGCACTGGTGGACGGCATCCCGCACACGCCACAACTCCTTTTTCGTCCCGGCCAATATGCGGCCGTCATCGCAATATCGGTAGAAGTGACGAACACCATATCGATCCTTCAAAACGTGATCGAGATGGATCGACAGCACCAAGTTTGCCAGCCCTTGCGACGAACGAAGTCCCATGCTCAAGCCGTGAGGCATCAGATGAATGAACCCTTCGAGCATACCAAGCAGCAGGCGATCTTTGAACACGTGGTGAACGGCATCCACAGCCACCTGCTGATCCACGCTCTCGTAGAACTTCCGCACGTCGAACGCATAGCAGAAACGAGTTCCGTCTGGGTCTTCGGAGATATCCCGGCGGATATATTCGAGAAGATCGTGCATTCCTCGATTGCGAATCGACGCAGAGGTTGTTCGAATGAATCGCTTGTGCAGGTGTTCATCGACCACCCTCATAATCGCGTTTACTGCGATCCGGTCCTTCAGGGGAACCACCTGAATCGTTCTTGATTTCCCGGCTTCCACAATGTGCATTTCCCGATAGCCGCTTACCCGGTAGGATCCGTCCGAGATCCGCCGTTGCAATTCGGCAATCACGGCATCTTTATTGGCGATCAAGAGCCGGCCGACACGACTCGTCTTTCGATGTTTGCCTCGAAGCACCGCTTTGAACGATGCCTCCATATTCTCCACCGAGACTATCTCCTCGATAACGTGTCCGTCTCTTCGCATAGCATGATGCCTTCAATTCCTTGGGCCTGACTTCTTCGAGATCCGAGGACCCTACCAAACTCTACCCGACGCTGTGTATTTCGCCTTTCCGGCCTTGGCCGCTGCTGGCGAGGCTCATCCCCCTTGGCGCTGCGAGGGGAAACCCGTTCCTGTGCAGTAGGCCAACTTCCGAATCCTTGCGTCCTTTCATTGTTTGCGAGCCGAGACCCGATGTTCGCGTTCGTGTTCGACGAATCGTTGTTCGTGTTCGCGTACGACACGCCGCCATTCGCGTTCGCATTGTTGTTCGACCGATAGACCACACGGGCTTACGGGGGAATCCACCTTTGTGAACACAAAAATAGTAAAATCTTCATCACAAACCCGTTTTTGGCATTTTCAAAAAAATTTTCGAGTGGCTTACGCCACTTTTCATACCCAGCGTCATTCGACGCTGGGTGACGCTTTATACTCGCTGACGCTCGTCGCTTTGACGATTTGCCCTCTGAAGGCGAGCCGAGACCCGATGTACGCGTTCGTGCTCGACGAATCGTGGCTCGTGTACGCGCACGACACGCATTGTTGTTCGACCGATAGACCACACGGGCGGTGGATCCTGATATATTTTGCCAGTCGTAATACCCGGACGTTTCAGATCCGCCGCCTCGAGCGGCGATGACATCCATGTAACGCCCGTGCACCATATTCGCCGGCCAATACTCGGTAAAAACAGCAATACCTTGCACTTCGCGCGGGGGGCGCCCGGGCGTTTCGATGCTCCAGCGACCATTCGCCTTCTCCTTGTTGAGCGTCACGTAACCGAGCCACTCACACTTGTTTCCCTGCCAACACTCGTAGCCCATGACGTTGGTCGACAGAATGTCCTTCAGCGTATCACCCTCGTAATAATAGGCTCCTGAGGTCTTGTTTTCCGGGTTGATCGTATCCCGCATTCCCAACAGATTCGTCAACCCACTCCGCTTCGTATAAGAGCTCTGGCCGTATCCACATTGTCCCTGCGAATCTCGAGTTCCGTATTTCGCGTAGAACAGGTTAGCGACGTCTTTATGCATGTCCCAATCGACCAACTGAAACCCGGGGCCGGAGTTTGACGCATAGATCATGAGGTCGCCCTGCGAGACGGATCCGGTACTGATCTCTCCGGAAACAGACTTCACGAGGTCATCCTGAAGCAAGGCCTCATATACCGCTGTAAGACATTCCGTATGCTCACACCAGTCAGGCTCGATCGCCTCAACCTTGTCGCTTGTCGTAAACAGGACATAGTCGAAATCTGCTGCATTGACAATCGTGAAGGCCAGTCTAACCGCACCTTCCGGTATGGGAGCGAAGAGGTACATCCCGTTCAGGATACCGGCACTTGAGGTCGCTCGCATTCTGCCGAGAATTCTTCCCGCAGAGTCCAGCCAGACGCCACCGTAAGCCGCCGACGAAAGCGACGGGAATCGGGCTTGACGATATCCGCCGGCCGGAATGTCGACAGCGCAATATGAATCTGCCGGCACGGCCGTCGCCGCCTCTTCCAGTGTCTCATACTCTTCGCCGATCCGAATCGCCATACCTTCAACGACCTCGAGGTCGTCCTTCTCGAGCTTGATGTACTGACCATCGACAACAGGGCACTCCGCGTTCGAACTGAAGAACGAGTATTTCTTTTGATTCAGCAGGTCGTTTACGCCCTTGTACCAGTAGTGCGGCTCGAACATCCAGACGTTGCCCTCGGCTCCGGTAAGAACCGCCGGGGTTGCCAACGCCGGGTCCTCCGCATCCGCATAGTAGTTCGAGTTCTCGTCGTGGAGCTGACAGATCGTCACCTCACCCTCCGCCGTCTTCTTTCCCAAAACCCGATGGCGCTGGGCGAGGATTCTCGAGATATGAGCACTGGGCGCGTAGTCATTGTCGTAGGCATAGCCTGTGTGATTGTCGAGATTCGATATATTATGCCCGTCGAGCACGGAATCATCGAACTCGATACACGTCCACTCAGGCTGGATGATGTTCAGTTCCGGGAAATGCTCGCGCAGCTCCTCGTAGAGAGCGTCCTCGAGATAGTTCGTCAGCCTGTAGGTTCCCACGAGCCGACACGTCGGGGTGTTACCTCCGGCCTCATCGACGCCGCCTACCGACAGCAGGTTACGCAGAAGAGCCCCGTCTCCTTCCATATTCACGCCTGTGACGCGCAGATACTTCACGTTGGCGCATCGGTCATATAGCTGCTTCCAGTCGATCAATGCGCAACCGTCAACAACCAGTCGCGTAATGTTCGACGTCCCCTCCAGCGTGAGCCCGGCGTTGCTCAGCTTGGCCAGATAGCACAGCTCGAGCGTCTGAATCGTAGCCGGCAGGACAACAGAAGCGAGAGGTGAGCCCTGGGCGAATGTCACGCCCGTGAGAGCGCTCCTCGAGGCCCTGAACGTCTCGAGCTTGCTGTTGGCACTCAGATCGAGCGCCGTGAAGCTGGGCGACTGCAGCCCGCTCATGTTGAGGCTGCGGAGGTTCTTGCAGCCGGCGACCAGCAGAGCATTCAGCGTACTCTGCCCGGCCGAGCAGCTCACATCGAGAACTCGCAGTGCGGTGCAGTTATTCAGGTTGAGGGTCTGCAGCAGCGCATGGCTCACGTCCGTGAGGTCAAGTTCCCGAATGCGGCTCGCTCCGTAAATGTACTGCGGGTCGTTGACGATGAGGTCCGTGTCGAGCGTCAGAAAGATCTGACTCCCGGCTTCGGGTGCGAGCACGGCGCTCTGATGAGGGGTGCCACTGGTATAGCCATAGCCAAAGTAGTATCGCTCGCTGGACGTGATTTTGATCTTCCGGTTGTCCCCGCTGAAAGCATAGCCGAAGTAGGCCGTGAAGCTGTCCGAGCGATAGGTTCCGGCGACGTACATCGCATCGAGCAGCGCAAATCGGTTCTTGATCGTGAAAACACGGTGAGCATAACGACTGCCCTGCAGAGCGTAGAGATAGTCATAGAACTTCGTTCCCTCGGTTGTCTGGACACCTTCGATCAGGGGCTGGATATACTTGAAGTAGCCGTCCTTGTTGTAGATACGCTCCGACCAGTTTCCCATCTGCTCGACGTTGAACATCTCCAGCACCGACTCCGTGCTCATGTTCGAGCGGATCGTAGCTGCCGTCTCCATCAGCTTGTCGGACAAAGCCTCCCGCACGAGCTTCCACAGCACGCTGTCGTGTCCGGCGAAGGCGTAGGACCCGATGCTGTCGTCGTAGGTCTCCTCGGTGATCGTATAGTCGTAGGCCAGCATAGCATCGTTACGGCCGCCGAGGATTGTGTCGGCGTCGTAAGGCAGGAAATACCACTTCAGTCCATCCCAGGTGGCAAGCATCATGTTCTTGGCCCGCTGGTCCACAGCCATGAAGTAATCGGTGAACAGGTACCATGCGCACAGCGAATTGACATCGAAATACTGCGACACCTCTGCCGCAAAGCGCTCCGGGTCATCCTTGCAAGCATAGACCCAACTCCACAACCGCTGCACAGCCGCACGGTCTTCCTCATGCGCATCCGCCCATACTGTGTCGGCCTTGTAGCGGAATTCCAGTGCATCGTCGAACTCCGACATATCGTCCGTTGCAAACAAACACAACGGTTTGCTGTTATTCAGAAACTCGAGACAGATACACTTGTTGCGGCCGCCGGCCAGCGCCTCTTCATCGTTGAACCCCTCGATACCTTCGAAACCGTACACCTGATGGCTTTCGGACTTCTCGTTGTTGAAGTTGAACTTGCCGAGATATCCGTTCGTGCCGCTCCCATCCTCATCGTAGAACCCATCACACGGGAATCCATCGACACCAATCCGTACGTCGTATTCCCCTTCGTAGGCAGCCTGCGGGGGCGTCAGGAATCCGCACTTCTTCCAGACATCATTCACCAGCCGCACCGCTCCTGTGTTGTGCGTCGATGAAGAATCGGAGAAGTCCGCCTTCAGGCAGAATATCTTGACCGGTCGCGCACCTGGCTTGAACGAGTAGCTCAAGTCTGGGACGGGAGATCCATTCACTGTCAGCGTGGTTCCGTACTTATCCGCCCGATCGAAATAGAGCCGATAATTCTTGCGGGGGTAAGTTGTTGAGGACGTACCCTGTATGCGCAGGCCGACTCCTTGGGCGATGAAGTCATATTCGGGACCGTAGGCCGAGTAGAAGTAGACGTCGACCGGCACCTCGAACTTCTTGTTGTTCGTCTGATTGACCAGATCCACGTCGCCAACGATCCGGATGACGCTTTTCCCTTTGGCGCGGAGCTTCTCGATATCAACGGACAGACCCTCGTCATCCATCACCTCGTTGTTCTCGAACAGCGACACCATCTCATCGGTAGTCGTCCGGTCGACGATGAAGTTCGACAGCATCTCGTCGTCCGTCAGCGCCTTCTCATACACACGAATCGAGCGCAGCTCGACATCGGCCGCATCGGACCGAACCGAGATCGTCGCCGGCGTCTCCTGCAGGAAGCTCTCCGAAGTGGCGTACTGCTTGGCTCCGCAGCGGATACCGTTCACGTAAAGCTCCATCAGACGAGTGCCGTTCTTCTGCTGCACGACGAAGCCGATATGCAGATCCATGTCGGCCGCGAACTTCGTGCTCACCGACGTCCCGGCGGAAGCAGTCATCGAGGCATCCTGCGTCGTCATGCGGAACCCGATACCGTTGGCCAAGCAGGAGAGGATCTCGCCTTCACGCTCGGTGACGTTCGAGCAGTTCAGCTCGAATTCGTAGGTGGCACCGGTGGTCGCAGCATCTGCCGCGAACGGCCGGAACCCGATCTCGATCGAGGCCCCATTCATCATCTTCAGTGTCTCTCCCGTCCATCCCGAGCTATTCCAGTCAAACCCTTCAAACGTCGTTCGAACGTCACCGTAGCTCCATTCAGCCGGATTCGATTCGGTGTTGCTTCGGCCGGCGGCCGACAGCTTCAGCGTAAGAGCGTCCGTTGCCTCCGAGATATCAATATCCGAGGCGGTGACGTCAACGTTGAACAGGTACGATGTAGAACCGCACAGGAACATCATTTCGACCTGTTCTTGCTCCGTAAAGCGATTCACATACTGCTGAACCGTGCGGGGAACGCTTACCGTCTGTGTCTTCGCGTCATCCCGGTAAACGGACATTGTCGCGGGGGTCGTGGCAGGGTCGTACACCACGAACTCGAACGACAACTGCTCATACTGCCCAACGGAAATGCGCGGGGTGCGATATTCGGCCGAGGAGAAGATCCGGCCATCGGCAAAGCGCATCATCGTTCCGATGAAGGGAGCTGATGAACCCGCCTTCAGGAAATCGATGTAGACGCTCTCCGACTTCAGCGTCAGCGATTCGTCTGCCTCCATTTCCGCAACCATCTGTACCGTGTGGCGCCCGGCAGCAAGCCCGATCATCGAAATAGAGAAGCTGCCGTTGGTGGTACCGGATTTGCTCACCTCCCGACTGTCCTTCTGGACGCCATCCAGATACATCGTGACGATCTTCGTTCCCGAGCCGCTGACCGCGAACGGGATGGTCACCGTATCGCTGGCCGCATATCCGCCGGAGGCAATCGACGACGCGAGATTATAGCTGCTCGACAGAGACAGCGTCACCACTCGAACACTCACATAGCCCTGCTTGGTCTGTTGCCGGCCAGAAGCCGGATCGGTAGTCGTGGCCTTCACGTAGATGTCCGTGGTACCTACAGCCAGGTATGGCCCGAGGTCAAAGGTATAGCTTCCTTTGCCGACGTTCTGAATGCTCTGCGTGTACAACGTCGCAGAGCCGCGGAGCAGTGTGAGCGTGATCGTCGCCTTCTGGCCCGTGGATTCGCCCTTCTCATCGCCGGCGCTATACTGGTGGTCATACGTATACGTGAGCCGGGCTGAATCGCCCTCCTTGACAATCGCCTTGTCTACGGATGCATTAAGGACGATCTTCGTGGCGGACGCATCACCACCTCCGCCTCCGCTTCCGGCCGGGATGTCAACCGAGGCAATTTCGGCCCCGCTCTTGTTATTCAGAGTCAGCCGAACCGTGCTCTCGTCATCACTCACCTCGGCGCCCATCGAGAACACGGTATTCGCCTCGATCCGGTCGATCGCTGCCGCTACCGCCGCGTTCTGAATCGGGTTCGTACTCTCCGGATCGAGCGTCTCATCGGTCTCCGGCACATCGACGTTCAGCGAGATATTGCCGGTCGGATCCGGAGTCAGCTTCTCGCCATTGAAGGTCACTTGTTTGACCGCACCCTTGGCGCCGTATTCCTCCCATCCTGCAGGTGTGAGGAATGAGTCAATGCTCGTCGCCGTGAAGCGATATTCGCGCCAATCTCCGGCCGCAGCTTCGAACGTGATGATCATGCCTCGCTTGCCGTCGTCTTCAACCTCCGCGTTTGCCAAGGCTGCAACCGCTGTCTCAAGCGTGTAGAATCCCTCGGCCAGAGGCTGCTCAAGCGTGACGTTGTAAAACCCGCTGCCACTTCCGGAACCGCCTCCAAAGCTCCGCCAATTGGCGGCCGTCGTGAATTGGGAGGTCGGGTCTCCGGTGAACTGCTTACACGTCCAGCCCTTCGCCGTTCGGAAAATCAGCACGACGCCATCCTGCTGGGCCGCCGTAATCCCAGCCGCTACCAAGGCGTTTGCCGCAGCGACCACATCTTCGTATGACGATGTCGTGTTCAGCACGCGGTTCACATTGACAACGGTCCCGCGCAGTTCCCCGGCGACGCCATTCAGGCTGTTCAACGCTTCCGTCACCGTCTTCGTCACAGCCTCCGCCGTTGCTGCTGCTTTCGAGGCCGACTCTGCCGCACTCTTCGTTGAATCCGTCAGCGAATCGAGCTCCTTGAACTTCGAATCCGCCTGCTCGATCAATTTGTTAACGGAGGCCGCAGCATCTTCAGCCGGCTTCGACAGCAAAGAGATCGGCACACGCACGACCTTCGCGCCCGACATGGCCGGCAGTGAGTTGACTCCGGAAAGAGAGGATACCTCTTCCAGTTCTGTTACGCCAATGGAGGAAGACTCGATCTCAGCGAGGACCTCCTGTTTGATCTGCTGTTTCTCTTCGTCAGTCATTGCCATAGTTATTCAGTTTTATCGGTGGGAGTATTGAGTTCCTTGATTTGAGCCGCAAGCGCCTCGATCAGTGCCGGGGTTCCGAACTGCTCAAACGCCAGCTGCAGCGTCCGCAGATCATCGTCACTTACGACCAGCTTCCCTTCGCTTTTATAGATCATCAGTGCCAAGTTGAGCGCCTCGATACCATGCATCTGGTTGTACAGCATATTGGCAACCGACTTCCGTACATCGCATCGCACCCGCTGCTTCTTCGTGATGTCTGTAAAGACATCGAATTCTTTAAGGTTGATCGTTTTCATCTGTTGTTAATTGCTATGGTTCAATATCTGGTATCTGAAGCCGTCGATCTTCGAGATCAGAACCTGAATCGAATCTCCGGACGCCAGTTCGTAGTTTATCATATTTTCATTATGGTCGTAGATTCCCTTCAGAACAATGTTTTTCGACCCCGGCCGAACACGGAAGGTTACGATGGCCGCAAAATTGTCCGGAAGCGACACAACACCGAAACTGCTTGCCACAGACGTCTCTGTCGGTAACGTGACCTCCTCTTTCCCGTAGTTGGGGTCGTTGTAGTAAAGCAGGATGACGTTGTGTTGTGAGAAGTCTACAGAATAGCTTCCAGACCCAAACGTGAGCAGTTCCGCCTCCGTGTTGATGAACGCCGGGGCCATCAGAGGTGCGTTGCTCTGAATGCCGTAGTTTTTCGTCGCCCCCGACACATCGATGAACAGGCCATAGTTCGCATTGTCAAATCCGTAAATTCCGAGGTTGTTCTTTTTGTTGTTGACGATTCGCCCCGCTGCGCTGAATGCTCCGCCGGAAGACGCGGGGATCACATCATCGCCGAACATGACGTAGCCGTTATCACCGCCGACCCGGAAGAAATCATTGTAGATTGCCAAGCTACCGCCACCACCGCTCTGCGAAGCGGTAGCGCCTATGCGGTTCTGGCCGATCTCGAATCCTCCGATCGTCCCGCTCGTCGCTTCGATTTTGCCTCGAAAAACGCCGTTCTTCGCCTCGACGGATCCATCCTCGAGCACCTTGAAGTTCTCGTTCGCCGTGACAAGGCCCTCGAGCTTGATGCTACCCGCTTTAATGAACACCCCATCCGTTGAGGCGCCGACAAACGATTTCAGGGTCCCGTCACCGTCGATGGCGAACAGCCCCGTCACATCCTGTTTGCTAATCAGCCCGGTGGTATTGATCAGATTGCCGTCTTTGTCAAACGACTCGGTGGCGATCTTCACCAGCAGATCCGTCTGCTCGAACAGCGTCTTGTGAGAGTAGACGAAGTCTTCGATATGGTCGAGCGAAAGCATCAGCATGTAGAGGTACATCTTCCCGGTAAACGTCAACTTGAAATCGCCGGTACCGTTCCAAAGACCGCTGCCCTCAAACGTCCGGTACCCATCACCAGCCTCAACCTCTTGCGAAATGTGGAACTCCTCGAAATACTGGAATCCCGTCTGATCGACCCCATCGAACACAATATCGAGCGTGCCAGATTCGAGGCAGCGGTAGAAGAATGTCAGGAACACCGGCTTGGCCTTCAGTAAGCCGTCCAGCCCGGCCTCGTATGAGGGCCGAGTTTTGAAGTCTGCGCCGCGCTGCAGGATGTAGTTGTTGTTGATGCACATCACCGTCCGGCCGTCATGTTCCTCAACGGCCGCGTATGTCCCCTTGGTCGAGTAGGGAGCCGAATTCAGCCACAAATACTTCCCGCCCAGCGTGAAGAACCGGATGTCGTTGTTCGTATCCCAATAGCGCATCCCGTCGCCGAAGTTCGGGTTGTTTAGGAAGCTCTCGCCGGTCGTGAAATCATTTCGCACCGACTCGATACTCGTCCGGATCGTATTCTCCATGACCTCGAACTTCGTGGCCACATCCTCGCCGGTTGTCAGCAGGAAATGTCCCCGCAAGAAGGCGTTGTCTGCATAAAGGCCATAGCCATGGGGTTGCCCGTCGGCCGGGAACCAGCTGTCGGAGATCCCGTCGAGATTTCCCAACCGGGCGTGCAGACATCCCGCGAGGGTTTTCCCAGACACCCCATTCAACACATCGATGCGCGGCTGGCCGTCTTCTGTTGCCGAGATCGAAATCACACCCTGACGCAAGGAATTGTCGACACTGCCCATCAGGACGACTTCGTCGCCCACCGCCGGCAGCGCTCCCTCGAACTCCGACACGGCCACCGTAGCAATACCGCCATCGACCGACGCCACTTCAACCCAGTACGCCTTCGGGGTGATTCCGTTCGTCACGGAACACCTGATCAGGTCGCCGGCGACGAACGGGCAGCCCATCTCAAAGGTCAACCGGTAGTTCTCCCCGGTCTGATCCATATCGACGCTCGCAATCTTTCCGCTGGCTGCCGAAACGATCATCTGCCCGCCGACAGCTCGGACCTTCTCGACAAGCATCTCCAGTACACTCATCGTCTGGCGAACCGTCAGTCGGTCGATCGTCAGATTCGAGATTCCGAGTTCGTTCAGCCATAGCTGCCACCCGGATCCCGTCATCCCATCCTCGAACGACACGCTACGCAATAGGTTGCGGACAACGACCGACAACAGCTCCGCATTGCCCTGCGCATCGATGTTTCCTCCGGTTGAGCCGGACTTGAATCCGCCGATTCGAAGTCCCTGCTCGAAGGTGATCAAGCCCTGCGCCGTGTCGTTCGATCGCTTGTTGAGAAACTCCTTCATCGAGCGCTTCGACGAGAAGAGGTTGAAGTCACTGGCCGGCGTACTCTCCCAGCTCCGGACGATATCGGGCAGCGCCGAGGAGGCGGTCTGCGCATAGTGCCTGATCTCCGACAGCTCGTCGTCGACCTTATTCCGATAGCCCTTGCCCAGCACATCGCTTATCTCGAGATCCATCTCTGTCGGCCGCAGGATGTTCTGCGTGATCGACGTGATACGGCTCGACCGGAAGCCGGTAGCCGGAAAATACTTTGCACTTTCGAGCCGGACCCGCTGGCCGATGTCGATATTCAAAGCACGCTTCTCAAGATCGACGTAGTCCGTTCCGCCTTTATACACGAAGCGGTCTTTGTTATGCTTCTGCATATAGACATCGACAGCCTCGGCATACTCCTTCTCGGCCAGCGGATAATACTCGGCCGGCATCTTGATGTTCCACAGAATATACGAGTCACCCTCCTTCGGGATGAGCACTCCTCCGGGAAGCTGCGTATCGTCATCATACGGCCATTGCGTGATGATCTCGAACTCCTGTTTACGGGAATCGTAGTTCACCTCGAAATCGCGGCCATTCAACTCCCCGCTCTGGAACGTCACCTGCTTGACCAGTCCGGGCAGCTCGTAGTCATTCGGATCGAACGGGATCTCCGAATCCTTGAAGTAGTAGATCGTAAACGGATCTCCGTCTTCGCCGGTTTTCTCCTCGCTCCGCACGCTGCTGATCGTACCGACCCGGCGAGGATAAATTCCGGAGAAAGCCTCTTCTTCGTAATACTCGACAATTCCCTGTTCGATATTCTGTTCGACATAGGCCATCTTGCTCGGGAGCTGGAGCCGGGAATAACCGTATTCGTCCGGGTCGATGTTCCGGGAACTGCCGATCGGGAACAGCCGGGTGAAGAACTGGATGTTGTCGGCAGCCTGCCGGTCAAGGCTGGTTAGGCCATTGTCGTAGCCGAGCGTGATCTCCTCGCCATATTCACAACGCCACAGGTTCACCGTCTGGCCATCGAACCAGAATTCGCTCTCCGTTTCATCGGCGAGCTTCGACAGGGCTTCATCGCAGTAGGTGCCTTGGTAGTCGATGGTGATGTTCTCGGTCGAGATCACCTCTCCGACCTTCCAGTCGGTCACGCCCAGCTTGCGGTTGATGTTGGCGACGATAAGCGCCATGTGCTCGCGGGCCGGGGCTGTCAGCGAAAAGACCGGGTCGTTCTTTCCGTCGGTCAGCTCGAGGACCAGAGCCTGCCCGATCAGGTTCTCGATGCCGTAGAACTTGCAGTTGTATTCCCACTCGACCGTCGACACCTCTTTGGGAACGTACTCCTCCATGGCCCAGAACCGAACGCCGGCAAAGTCCACGTAGTCGAGCACCTCGATCCGCACACACTCGAAAGCCGTGAACGTCAGATTCAGGACATGATCCGACATCAGCGTCTTCTGGCGCGTCGAGTTGTCCGACGGCGACACCGTCAGCTTCAGCGCTTGGTTCTTGCTATGGATCGTCAGTTCCATATCAACCAAATCAAATAGCACACACCATATCCGGCCGCGATGCCAAGGGCATCCGCCAGCAGATCCCACCAGCACCAATGGTTGCCGGTGGCATTCTTATCGCCATACTCTTTCCCGATCGAAAGTCCAGCGGCGAGCCAAACCCCGGGTCCTCCGAGCGCAAGAACGACCGCAAAGTTGACGGCGAAATGTTTGATTTTGTCTTTCCCTATCTTCATGTTTTATGCGTTTGAATGGTGTTTGAATGGTGTTTGAACGATATTAAAAAGCCGGATTCGGCTCTCTGAATTTGACCGTAAACGAGGCGTACACCTCACCCTCAAAGTCGGTCAGTTGGTCGTACCCCGTGCAGTCCTTGTAGAAGAAGCGAAAGTGCCTCTCCAGTTCCGGAAGGTAGAAATCCAGCCAACCGTCCTCTCCCCGCTGCAGGAACTCAACGAAGCCAGCATAACGGGTGAGGAACTGCGCTCTATCGGCGGCTCCGATCGTGAACCGGAGCGTGACATCGCGGGCCTCCCGGCTTTGAACTATCCGATCCGGGAGCTTCACTCCGTCATGCTCACGGAAGGAAACCTCCTTCTGCTCCTTGACTGCAGACGGCTTCATCAGGGCCGAGTAGTTCTCCGTCACATCCTGTTTTTCCTCGGAAAGAAAGGCCCCGTATTCGACATAGGGATCTATTCCGTTGATCGTAAGCAAACCCTCGAGAATCATGGCTATTTCATTTTTAATCCATCCCGTTGAAAAGACTGCAGCAGTGCCAGCATCAGAGGCAATGCACTTGTGTTCGTTGCGATCCGGCCCAGCACATCCAAACAGCCGCCCAACCCGGAAACAGCGTTGTCCATCTTCTCGTCGATCGACGCCCAGTGTATCTGGCCAGAGGTGAACAGACCCTCGAGCTTCGTGCCCTGATCCTGCGTCATGGTAGTGAAGGCGCCAGCCTTCCCACTTTGCGATGTCCCGCCCTGCCAAAGATCGAACCCCATCTCTTCCGCCTTTTCTCGCCACGCCTCAAGCCACGCCTGGGCTGCACTCATGTCTGAACCAATGCCATCGTAGAAATCCCCGATCACCTCCATGGCTTCGTTCGCAATATCTTCCGGACTGCCTTCTCCGCCATACACATCCTTCAGCTGCGATTCGAGATCATCAAATTTGTCGGCGAAAAACAGGGAATAGGCGATCTGCTCGCCCAGATTCTCCAAGACGGAGGCGGCCTCATCTGCGAAGTTCTCCAGCGCACTTCCACCTTCTGCCAAGGCTGTTTTTATAGAATCGAGAGCGCCATCGCCCAATGATCCGAAGGTCTGCTGCAGATAATCTTCCAGCGCCTCCTCCGCCTCGTCCATCGCATCCTTCAGCTCGATCAGGTTCTCCAGATAGGCCCGAGTCTCATCCGACATCTTGCGCGTGTCGAGGATCGTCTGCAGCATCGTCGTGTCCAGCTCCCCATTCGCATCGATCAGTTCAGGGTAAACTTCAAGGATACTGCTGTACAAATCTTTGCCTTTGCCCCATCCGAACAATCCCGTTTTCTTGTGGCCTGTGACAATTTGGGCGTCCCACAGGCCACCCAACCCCTGCCGATAGGCTTCTGCTGCATCAGAAAGACGGCCCTGATAGAAGAACCTGTCGATGTTAGAGCCGGCCATTGCAGCATACTCAGCGCCCTTTGCTGCTGATCCAGCCATTTCCTGCTTAAGCTGCGCATAAGCCTGCCGGAATACATCGATCGCGTTGATCGCCTTCTCAACCTGCCGTTCTCCAAATACGCTTGTCGCCTTCTCAAGCAACAGATTTTGTTCAAGAAGCGCCAAATTGTACTGACGCTGAAAATCGAGTTTTGCCCGCTCGATCTCCTTGAGGGCCTCCTGATGGCGAGCTTCCGCGGCAAATGCCTGCCCGATAAAATTCGCAGCTTCCCCGATGGCAGCTCCGATACCGCCGATGATTCCTCCCTTGGCGAACCCTTGTCCGATGTTTGAGACAGCTCCGAGGACCTGCTGCACGCCTCCGATCGCATCGGCCGTCTGCGTGTCGCCCATTGCCTCGAACATGTCCGACAATTCCCCGGCCGCACTCGATGCTGCGCCGGAGATAGATCCGATCGCGTCGGATATGTCGTTGAAATCTTTGGCCCCCTTCAGTTTGGCAAGCCCCTTCTCGAAGGTTTTGAATATCCCTTCCCACTTGTTGCTGCTGCTTCCCGATCCAGCCTTCAAAAGTTTGTCGAGAGCCTTGCGCAATTTGTCGAGGTCGGCCGGACTCTTTTCGATATTTGCAAGATCTTCCGGGGAGATAAAGGTGATGCCTTCGGCACTCCCATTCCCAGACAGATACTCCCGCAGCTGCCGGGCCTGTGCGATAAGATCCTGCAACGCCTTGAACGACATAGATGAGTAATCGCCGAAAAGTCGCTTCAGGAAATCGTTGTCCTTGAACGCCTCCGACGCCTCGGCCGCATCCACCTTTGACAAATCTTTCCGCTTCGTCTCCTCTGCCACCTGTATGGCACGAGTGATTGCATCGTCAGACGTAGCATTCGACTCCACATCCTGCTTCAGTGAGTAGTATGCGTCCTGCAGTCGATGAAGTTTCTCTCCGGCCGATCCATCAGGATCCACATCGACCGCAATAACAATCCCCATCGTGTCGGCCTTCAATATATCCTCGGCCCCATTGAGTGTATTATCAATGTAGGATGTCAGTTCATCCTCCGACAAAACGGTTCCATCCGGCAAGATCGGAGTCACAAGAATCTCCCGCTGCTTTCCGGAGGCATCCTCAATACCGAATTGCGAGCTGAATACCGTAGCAATACCCTCTCCGGCATCTTTCCACCCCTTTTCGGCTAACTTCGCAGCATCGATCACAGGTCGGGCCAGCAAATCCACATTTCCCGAAAACTGGCCAGTCATCTGCTTGCCGAGCGCCTCAAGCCGCGACGAACTCAACTGACTACGCAACGACTCAATCGCCGTGTTATGCTTGCGTTCGATGGCTTCACGCTGCGCCGCGTAGTCCTGATACTGACCGAGGAGTTTCTCGAGCTTTTTGCGGTTCTCCTCCTCTTCCTTCCTGTCGATCTCCGCCAGTCTGTTGTCCAGCAACTGCGCAGCCTGCACTCGCTGTGCTGCAGCCTGTGCCGTGATCGTTGTCCGGTCGGCCGAAGACACCTTGGCTCCCGATGCCTTCAACTTATCGTAAAGCGCGAGTCGCTCCTGCTCCTCCTTTTCGATGCGCTGCTTCTCCTTCCGAAAATTCAGCTCGGCCTCGGCTCGCTGCTTGTCGTAGCCATCTTTCATCAGCTCGACAACCTGCTCCTCGACCCGCTGGCGGGCGGCAAGTTCCATGTCCGACAACTTTTCGAGAGACTGCGCTTTCGATTTGTCCGAATCTCCGGTCTTTCCCGTCTTCTTTTTCCCGCCGGTGATAGCTTCCAACTTGTCCTCGTAAACCTTGATTTCCGCCAGTGCAGCATCGTAGTCGGCCTTGTTAGTAAGATCCTTCAGCGCTTTTCGCTTGGCTGCAATCGTATTCTCGAGGTCCTGAACCGAACCCTCAACGACATCGGTCAGGCCGGTTGAATCGACTATCCCCTGCGCCTCTTTCCTCAACTCCTCCGCCTGGCGCAGATAGTCGTCACGCTCGGCTCTTGCCTCGGCCAGCGCCTCTTCTTTCAACCATTGACCATTGGGCGAGTTCTTGTAGCGTTCATTGTCTGAAAAGAATCGGTCAATCCGGCCTCCATATCCCCACCACGTGTTGTAGTCCTGCCATGGCGTGTTCTGGATTTTGTTTACCTTATCGTCTGCTTCCAGCGCTTTGTCCACAAGGCTCTGTTGTTTTGCCTGAAGGAACAGAAGCTGGGTATATTGTTCGGCCTTTGCGGAGAGGGTGTCATACCACTCGGACAACGTTTGATAGTACCCAAACGTCTCTCCGTATTTGGAGTTCAGCTCGTCGATCTTCTGCCGTTCAGCATCCTTCGTACCGTTGAACTCCTTGATCGATGCTATCACAGACATCAACTCAAAACGAGTGCGAGCCGCCGTCTCTTGGGCCTTTTTCTCCAGCTCGTAGATCTGCGCCATGGACTCGCGCATCTCATCCAACGCACTTTTCCCTCCGACCAGTTCCGAAACCCAGTTCCCAATCTCCTTTCCATACATGACCAGCAGCATGATGCCTGTGGTTAAAGCTGTCTGCCACGAGAAGAGAGACTTGAGAATCTGCTTCCAGACGGGAACTCCCTTTTGCCCAGACTTGACCAGCATGTCGTATTCTTCACGCGCCCGCTGCACGTTGTCGGCGAAGATCGGGAGGTTGTTTGATATGGCCAAGAAGAACATCTGTGGTCCCATGGCCAACGACGGCATCTCACGCGCGATCTGCTGAATCGACATGTTCAGGCCGTTGAAGGTGCTTTGAGCCTTGGCTGCATCTTTAGGGACAAGGGTCGTGTTCTTGGTCGATGTGGAAGCCGATTTGGCGGTCTTTGAGATTCGAGCAAGGTCCGACTCGAGCTCCTCGATCTTCGCCTGCAGGGCCTCGATCATGGCGATGTTATTGCTCTGATCGAGCGTCGGCATAGACGCAACCTGCTGCTGCAGGCGCTGCATCTCCTCGCGCAACGTCGCAATGACAGCTTGCGTCTTCGACGCATCCTGCTGCACGGAGTCGAGCCCGGACTCAACCTCCGCCATGCCCGACTTCGTCCTATTCTTGAGCAGGAACTCTATTTCAACAGGCTCACTCATTCTTCAACTTTGTTTGAAAAAATCCCATCAGATTATTCTTTGCCGGTTTCTTCTTCACATAGCGCGGGGCATCAGCCAACATAATGCGCAGCGCTTGATAGTTCACCTTCCAAAGGATGTACTTAACATTCCATCCTGTCGCAGCAGCTATCTGCCAAACGACCCCAAAGAGGCTATGAGACCCTTCGTACTTGGTCTTTAACTCCTCTTTTTTCTTCCCCTTTGCACCTTTTGGGGCGGGCTCATCCTCGATCTCATCGGATTGACTACCTCGATCGATTTGATAATATTCGTAAAAGGGTGCGTTTGCAGCAGCTTACCGAACTCAACGTTTGCCATCGACAAATACTCGGGAGGTAAGCAAATTCGAACCAGCCATGCCATTGGCACGACGAATATAGCTCCAGACCATAGTCCTCGACAGACCATCAACGCGATCATACGAGAAAGTTTCCGCCCGTGCTCGGCTACAAACCGAAGCGCCTCATCATTGGAAAAGGCTTCAATCTCTTCGAACGTATACCCGATTTCTCGATACAACTTAGAGTATCGGATCAATCCACCCAAATAGGGCCTCTTCATCGTCAGCCGCACTTCACGGCCAAAGATTTTGAAAAAAGGCAGCGAAATCCCCGCGTCAAGCAGGGCATCCGCCGCCTTAATCTCGAAACTGTGCGGTTTCATCACCCCTCCATTACTTCACCGGTCGGATAGGTAATCGTATAAGGAGCTTCCTTCTCATCGTCCGGAGTCATGATCGTGAACTCGAAGTGGATCTTGAACACATCCGAATATCCGAACGACCCTTGAGGTTTTGCCACCAATGATGCCTTGGGGATGCTGATCACCACGCCATCCGCAGTCGTGATCTCCAGCGGACCCTCTTCGATGATCGTTTCCGTGGGTGCCGACCATTTGTCCTCTGTTTCGTTGAGCGTTCCGCCAAGTGCAGCCTGAAGATTTTTCGGGATAAGCTGAATCAGATCCCCACTCAACACATCGGACCCCGGGCTGCTAACGAGTCGTTTGAAAGGCGCCCGCCGCTTCTGGGCCGCCCAGATGTCTTCTGTGCTGATGTTGTCTCCGCCCCACTCGATCGAATCGTCGCTGATATAGCCCCAGACCGTTCCTTTGAACGTGAACTGATGCAGGCCATATATTGCGCCGTCATGCAATGTTGCCATATTAAAGAATCTGTTTAATGAGTTGAACAATCGTTTTCAGCGGGTTCGTTTTGGTCAGCAACGACGCTGCGGTTCCACCCGCAAGGAACCCGAACAGGAGCCACCAGTGCCATGTTGCCGGAGACTTCCGGGTTGTCTGGACCACCTGCATGGTTCCCGACCGTGCGTTGCTCAAGGAATCGAGCTGCCTGTATTTTGCACGTTCGGCGATGAGAAGCTGGGCCAGCGAATCAATTACTTCCCGTTGTCGGAACACCTGGCTCTCGAAGTAAACGCATCGGCGGGCTATACTATCACATTTGCCCGTGACGACGATGTTATCCCCGCGCCGTTCCGCCTCAACCGACGCCCGACCAGAGTGCGTTCCGTACTTCGCCCCCTCAGGGAGATTAAGGAGGTTCTGTGTCGGAATCTCCAGCGAGGTCTGCTCGCTCGGAATCGACTCCGCAAACAGATGCTTCGTCGTCAAGACGTCCGTCTGCGTCTGCTGCACATTGTGCCGCTGCTCGTCGAGAGTTGCGGCTGCGACCTCCTCGGCTCTTTCGGTCTGACGCGCCTCCTGCAAGGACTCCTCCTGCAAGGTTGACGTCGTTCTGCTGGTCGCGCAGGATACCAGAAGCATCATGAGCAGGAGCAGAAGAGGTGTTTTTCTTGACTTTTCCATTCTCTTTCTTGCTAAAATTCCTCCGGAGGTTCTCGACCTCACGGGTCAGTTTGTTGAGTTTCTCGATCATCTCTTGCTGATTGGCCTTCAGCTCGGCATTCTCGCGTCGCAGATGGACATTCTCGCTGAGGATCTCCTTGTTCTCGGTTGACAACAGGTTGATGGAAGCCTGCATCTCCGAAAGGAAGTCGTTATTCCTCTTGCGGCGGGAAACGAACCACGTAACGACGGAGCTGATCACCGGGAGGAAGACGAGCAGGATGTCTTTGATTACAGGCCATCTTTCCATTGTTCTGTCGCTTTACACGCGCTCAATCATCCGAGCGATATCAGAGATCAAGTCGGCGTAGGTTGTCGGGTCTGCCGTGCAGTAGCCGGCCTTGGCGATCTCATAGGCGAATCGGGTCACATCGTTTCGATACGCCATCGCCGAGGCATAACGTTTGGCCGAGAGGACCTTCGCGTGGTCCCGGATGCCATCCTCCAGCGTATCGTAGTCGCGAAACTCCCGATCGACTTCGTACCGGTATCGCCCGTCCGAGGATCGGGTAATCGAATAGACCTTATCGAATCGGCCGCCCTGATACGCATCGTCGAAGTATTCGAACGTGCGAACCGTCTGCCGTTTTCCCGTCCATTTGTCGCCGGCCGTGATCCCGAAGAGGTTGTTGCCAATTGCCGAATCGCCCCATCCGCTTTCGAGCGCGGCCTGCGCCGCCACGAACAGGGGATTCAGTCCTGTCTCGGCGCAGACCCGCTCGATGGCCGGATAGTATTTGCGTTTGAACTCTGCCGGTTTCATACTACTCGACATTCGACAGAGCTGCCGCCAGAGCATCCGCCTGCTCTTCGGTCAGCGATTCGATCTTCTTGGTTGCGCTCGGGACGCCGCCGTTGCTTGCGATGGGTGCGCCGATCGACTCCAGAGCGACGCGCACTGCTGCCAACGGATACTCCTTCTCGCGGAACTTCACAACCTTCGGAGTCTCGCCTTCGCTTTTAGAGTCGTTGTCCGGAGCCTCCGGCTCGTTGACATCAGGAGTCGAAACCTCAACAGACTTCACGGAGCAGAGGCCTCGCTTCAGCAGGTCGTTGATACGCTCCACGGACTCCTCGTTGAGGGAGAACTCCTGACCCACCTGACGAAGTGCCTTCGTCTCGACATCCTTGAACATCTTTTCTACTTTCAGATTCAGTTTCATCGTATTTGTGTTTTAATGGTTTAACCTTCCAGAACGTCAGCTCGGCAGTCGAGCAGCGTGACCAGTTCGCCCCATGCGATCTGCGTGTCGGCCTTCATCAGCATCTTGATGAAGTAGAGCTCGCCGTTGGCCTGCACCTTGTCGACCTGCAGGCAGTTGTAGTCGTCCGCGAGATTACAGCCGGCGTAGAGATTCGAATCCGTGCCCAGCGAGCAGAGCGTTCCGATGATGACATCCGACGGCAGGTCGTTCAGCGCGGCAATTCGCTTGCCCTTGAATCGGGGGATGTTCGTCGAGGTCGGATCCGCGCCTTTGTGATGCAGATCGGTCAGCTCGTTGTCGTACTTGTCGAAGTCGGCCGACGACATCAGGAAGGTGAAGTTCGGCTGATCGCGGACCTTCTCTGCCGTCTTCTCCCACACAGAACGGAGACGGGCAATCATGCTCGTGCTTTCACAGGTTGCCTTCACGACACCCTCGTCGGCCAAGATGCGGGTCAGGATGCCGTCGAAGAACTGCTCCTCACCTTCGCCCGACTCGCCCTGTACGAAGTGATATCCGAGCTCCGATCCTACCTGCTTGAGGACCTCGTTCAGCATAATCACCTGCACATTGGCCGGGAGCTCGCTGAACACGAGGTTGCCGGTCGGCTGATACTTTCGCCAGAACTTCTCGAACGACCGGGGATTGAACTCGATATAGACCATGATGTCTTTCGGGTCCAGCACACGCTCGTCGATTTTGAACTCGCCCTTCGAGTTCTCGCTCTTCGGCATCTCGACGCGCTTCTGCAGCAGCTTCGAGAGCTGCATACGCGGGATGTAGAACTTGTCACCGATATTGGTTTCCAAGTGAATCAGCCCCTTCTCAAAGAGCTGATTGCCGGTTGCAGCCTTGACCAGAATCTGATCAAGGACCTCACCGGGATAGGCAGTCTGAATATTGGGATTTGCCATAGTGTTGATGATTGGATTGTTGGTTACTTTTCGAGCTTTGCACGAACTTCCGCCTCGCGCTCAGCGAGGTAGTCCTTGTCGGTCTTGGATTCGCCGCCGGCCGTATCAATCACGGAGGTTGCCCGGCGCTTGGGTTTGCGCGAGGAAAGCAGCGCCCGGGTGTTCTCCGGGTCCTTCCGCATCAGCGCTTTGAAGCTGTCCGCTTCAGTGGCAGAGATTCGTTCCTCCTTGAGCGCAGCGTCGACCTCGGCATCGTAGGCAGCCTCCTGCGCCGAACGTTCCTTTTCCTCGTACTCGGAGACCTTGTTCCTCAAGACCTCGATCTCCTTGGCCAGAGCATCGCGCTCCTTGGCTTTCGCCGCGATGTCCGCAACGCGGGCAACGGCCGCCGCCTCGTCCGCACAGTCGGAGAAGGTCGGCATTCCTTTGATTTTTTCGAACATTTGTTTCTCGGTATTAAGTGGTACAATAGAGTCCAAGTAGCGCGCCGTGTAACGGTCGCAGCGCTGCTGCGGTGTCAGCGAATCCGTTATCGCTTCCGCGCTCGGGTCATCGAATATCTCGTCGACAAAGCCCAGCGCGAGCGCCTCATCCGCCGTCAGCCAGTGATCCGCGCCATCCATGTAGGTGTCCCGAATATCCTCTACCGTCCTGCCGGTTCGTTCCGCATAGATCTGGCAGAGGATGTTCTCGATCTGCTCGAGCTGCGCTGCACTCGCAGCGAGCTTCTTCGCGTCGCCGCGGGCATAACTGGTCGGCCGGTGCAGCATGAGCTGGGCGAATCGCCCCATCTTCACCGGACGGCCGCAGCCGGCGATGAACGATGCGGTAGAGGCCGCAATGCAGTCGATATAGATTGTGATATCCGCCTTCGATTGACGGAGGGCGTTGAAGATGGCGATCCCGGTGAACACCTCTCCTCCGACGGAGTTGATCCTCACATCAATCTTCCGATAGGTTTGTTCGGCCGCCATAAGCCTCGAGACAATATCCGAAGCTGTCACGTCCGCATAGTCTCCGATTTCGCCGTACAGAAGGATGCAGCAGGTGTCTGCCTGCGGCCCAGGAATGATATTGAAAATACGTTCCATTTCGTGCTTGATTTGCCGCAAAAATGAACCGTATTTTCACGCCCTCCAAATCGGGATTTTATCATGAAATGTTACAGAATCAACACGATCGCATAAGCCTTCATCGTGTTTTTCCGATTTGCGCAGCAGCCGTTTATGGGGCAATTTTGCGGAAAACAATACTACCGCAATGACAAAGATGACATCCGAACAAATGCGCCGATGGGCCATGTCCATGTACATCAACGAAAACCGCACGCAGGCGGAAATCGCCGAAGCGTGCGGGGTGTCGCGTCAGACCATTATTCGATGGGCGAAGGCCGACCACTGGGAGGAACACAAGGCCTCGCTCACCATGACACGGGAAGAGCAGATCAAGAACCTTCAGCGGCAGATCGTCGAGATCAACAACAACATCATCGATCGGGAACCCGGCAAGCGCTTCGCTACGCCAGCCGAGGCCGACACCATTGCCAAGCTGACCAACTCGATCAACAAGCTCGAGACCGAGCTCGGGATCCACGAGATAGTAAGCACGGCCCAGCGCTTCATCGCATGGCTGCGTCCTGTCGATCTGGACCTCACCAAGACCTTCACCGGACTGTTCGACAAGTTTATTAAATCGCTGATCAAATGAAACAGGTCGACCGAGAGGCTTTGAAGGAATGGGAGTCCCTCAAAGAGTCCATCTACAACGATACGCCCATTGATGAATCGATGTCTGCCGCAGACATCGAGAAGCACCGGCTTTGGCTCGAAGCGCCGGGAAATGAGGAGGAGTGGGAACGGTTCTTCTTCCCGAAGTATGCGAAATACCCGTCGGCGCCTTTTCAGGCGAAGGCTCGAAAGCGGATCCTCTACAACCCGGAATGGTACGAGGTGCTGTCATGGAGCCGTGAGCTGGCCAAGAGCGTCAAGACAATGATGGCCGTCCTGCGCCTGGTACTGACAGGCAAGAAGAGCACGGTTATTCTGGCATCGGCCACGCAGAAGGCGGCGGCTCGCCTGCTCGCCCCATACCGGGCGAACCTCGAGTCGAACCGACGCATCATTCAATACTACGGCGAACAGGCGAGTGCCGGCGAATGGTCCGAACTCGAATTCAAGACCCGAGGCGGCGCGATGTTCATCGGAGTCGGCGCCGGCGATGCGCCGCGTGGCGCCCGCAACGAAGCCGTACGCCCGGACGTCCTGCTGCTCGATGACTTCGACACCGACGAGGAGTGCCTGAATCCCGACGTCCTCGACAAGAAGTGGGACTGGTGGGAACACGCCTTGTATCCGACTCGATCAACCTCCGAGCCGCTGTTGGTGATCTGGTGCGGGAACATCATTGCCGAAGACTGCTGCATTGTTCGGGCTGGGGCGATGGCCGACCATTGGGACGTCGTGAATATCCGCGACGAACGCGGCCGAAGCACGTGGCCGGAAAAGAACACCGAGGAGAGCATCGATCGGGCGCTGTCGAAGATCTCGACCAAAGCGCAGCAGGCCGAATACTTCAACAACCCGATCGTCGAAGGCAAAACCTTCGGCCCTCGCAAATGGGGTCGGGTGCCATGGCGGCAGTTCCCGTTCCTGTGTGTCTATGCCGACCCGACTCAATCGGAGGCAAAGGGCTCGGCCAAGAACAAGAAGGGCTCATTGAAGGCGGTGTGGCTGCTCGGCAAAGTCGGCCGCGTTCTCTATGTCATCAAGGGGTTCCTCGGCAAAATGACCACCGAGGAGTTTGTCTCGCACTTCTTCACCCTCTACCTGTATGCCCGAGCGCGAACAAAGGTTCCGATCTTTCTGGTGCAGGAGAACAACTCCCTGCAGGACCCGTTCTTTCAGCAGGTGTTCCGACCAGCATTTGCCCGCAAAAGCCGTGAGATCGGCATCAACCTGTCGGTTATTCCCGACGAGAAGAAGAAGACCGACAAGGCCGTCCGTATCGAGGCGAACCTCGAGCCACTGCATCGGGAAGGGCTGCTGGTCCTCAATGAGGCCGAGCGCGAGGACCCACACATGAAGGCTCTCGACGAGGAGTTCAAGTTCTTCACCATGGCTCTGAAATTTCACGCCGACGGCGTGGACTGCGTCGAGGGCGGCAATCGATTTATCGACGACAAAATGGGCGAAATGCAGCCAATGACGGCCATCCCTCGCACGGTTGTTTCTCGCCGGAATAAATACAGACAATAAAATGGCAGCATTCATCAACCCGGAGGACTACGACGCCTCCATTCATCAGGAGATCCTCGACTCCCTGATCCGGTCCGACAAGCAAATCATCGAGATCTGCGAAGACCGGGCCATCGCCGAGATGCGCGGATACCTATCGGCCCGCTACGACTGCAGCAAGGTATTCTCTGCACAGGGAGAGGGCCGGAATCAGCTCGTGCTGATGATGGCGATTGACATTGCCATCTACCACATCTTCTCGATCCATAACCCTCGGAACATGTCGCAAATCCGGGTGGATCGATACGAACGGGCCATCGAGTGGCTCAAAGGTGTACGAAAGGGAGACATCTCCGTAGACGGGTTGCCGGAGATCGAAAAGGAGGAGGACCGTTCGGCCGCCTCCCAATTCCAGATTCGCAGCAACCCGAAACGAAATAACTATTTCTGATATGGCGAGCAGCAAAAAAAGCAAACGGATAACCGCCGGCGGTAATATTGGACAAACGCCGACGCAGACGATCGTCCTGCAGCCCACCCGCCGCGGAGGGCTCGACGTATCGGCATACATGGAAGCGATCCGGAAGGCCGAGCTTATCGACTTCCCTCGAAGAGTAAAACTGATCGACCTTTACAAAGACGTCATGATCGACACACACCTGTTCGCCGTCCGTCGCAAACAAAAGGCCGCCATTCTGTCGACTCCGATTCAGTTTGTTCGCAACGGCGAGCCGGACGAGAGGATGCAGGACTACATCGACTCTCCGTGGTTCGGCCGGTTCATCGAGGATCTGATCGACGACGAATGGGAGGGTGTCGGAGGCTCGCTCTTCCAGTTCTTCCGAGACAAGAACGGGTGGATCGACTACGAACTGATCCCGCGAAAGCATGTCGACCCGATCAACCGCACGATCCTACGCAACCAGACGGATCTCATCGGCACAAGTTGGGATGAGTTCTCCGACCTTCTCTACGTCGGCAATCCGCGTCAGATCGGAAGTTTGGCCGTGCCGGCTTTCTGGGTTATCCTGAAACGCAACAACGTAGCGGACTGGGCTGAACTGGGTGAGATCTTCGGCCGACCTATTCGGGAGGGCACCTATGATGCCTGGGACAACGCAGCCCGGGAGAAGCTCGTCGAAGACATCGCCAAGATGGGCGGCGCCGGCGTCATCATCCATCCGGAAGGGACCAAGATCAATCTCATCCAGCCATCCAGCGTATCATCGAGCGGGGATCTCTATGAAAAGTTCTCGACGTTCTGCAACAACGAGATCAGCAAGGCTGTGAACGGCAATACGCTGACAACCGAGGCCGGGGATAAGGGAACGCAAGCCCTCGGAACCGTCCAGCAGGAGGGAGAGGTCGACATCGCATTCTTTATCAAACGGCGAATCCTCAACACCCTAAACTATGAGGTGACGGATGTATTTGCCTCGATGGGGATTGACACGGGCGGCGGGAAGTTCGCGTTCGTTCCTCCCAAAAAGAAGGACATGAAGCAGCAGGCCGACATCATCTGCAAGCTGAAGCAGGAGGCCGGTCTGCCGATCAGCGACGATTTCCTCTACGACGAATTCGGCATTCCAAAACCGGACAACTACGACGAGCTCAAGGCCGAGCAACGGGCGGCTCGTCAGATTATACCCTCAACGACCTCCAGTCAGGCCTCCTCACAGAAAAAGGAGGGCGGCCAAGAAGACGAAGATCCGGATGACGGCAAAAAAAGGCCCCGATCCATTCGAGATGCGCTGCGCAGTTTTTTCGGCCGCGCCCCCGAAGATTCGGGGGCGGATTTAGACTGGTAGTCGACAACCTGTACGGTATCCAGAACAGCGACGTTTCGGCCGGATTCGAGTTCTCCGACGACGTGCTGCGCCGCGCCTTGCTGAATATCTACAGCAAGGAGTTCCACCCAGCCTCGGAAATCGAGGTGTGCCTGTTCAACGAGATATGGGCACAGATCAACAACGCAGCCAAAGAAGGCTTCGGGCAGTCTCGAGCTGCAGACCCCGACGAGGACTTCCGGAACGAGATCCTCCGGAACAATGCCGTATTCTCGGCCTTCAAGGTGCATCGTATGCAGAACGACATGGCCCGGCTTTTACTGGATTCGAAGGGCAATCTAAAACCGTTCGAACAGTGGAAAAACGAGGTTATGCCGATCGCGTCCCATCAGGTCGGCACCTGGCTTCGCACCGAATACGACACAGCCGTCATTCGAGCTCATCAAGCTGCCGACTGGCGGCAGTTCGAACGGGAGAAGGACATCCTGCCGAATCTGCGCTGGGTCGAGTCAACCTCGATCCATCCGGGGTTAGACCATAAGCGTTTCTGGGGAACGATTCGTCCCATCGACGATGCTTTCTGGAGCGAGCATCGACCCGGAGATCGCTGGAACTGCAAGTGCAGCCTCTCCTCGACAGACGAGCCCGAGACTCCGGTACCGGAATCGTCGCCGCTTGACAAGCCGCAGAATGGCCTCGAAAACAACCCGGGCAAAGACGCCAAGCTGTTCTCGGATCAGCACCCCTATCAAAGCGAAGCTCGCAAGGGAGCGAAGAAGGCCGTAGACAAGCTGATGGCACGTATCGACGAGATGATCGCCGAGATGTCGGACAGCCTTTCCTATGAGGAGAAGATGGCCATAGCCCGGAACAATCTCGAAATCGAGAAAGCCCTCAACATCGCAAAGGCGAAGCCGATGAGCGTAGAGGAAGCGGACAAGCAGAACGCCAATCCGCAGCACGTTAACGAGCTCGTGTTGGATCCGACCGGAATCTACCGGGATGGACGGGGAAATCGATACAGCAAGAACAAGAACTACGACCGGGCAAGGGACATGCCGTTCAGCATAAACTGCCAAACATGCGCCCCGGCCTACGCGCTACGGCTACGCGGATTCGATGTAACGGCAAAGGGGAACACGCCGGGATCGAAGCTCGAATATTTAAGCCGAGGCCGTGCCTTCGAAGTCTGGATGAATGCAGACGGTACTCCGGCCCGTCATGTCAGCATAAACAGCTGGCTCGACGCGAAGGGGTACCAGAGGATGACCCCAAAGCGATACATGGAGTATTTCAACGAGGTATGCAAAGAGGAGGGTGTATACGAACTGTGCATTGGTTGGAAAGGCGGCTCGGGACACGCAACCATCCTTCAGCGTTTCGCTGATGGCGAGTTGCGGTATATCGAGCCTCAGTCAGACAATTCTGAAGGGTCTGGCATGGAGTGGAAGGATGTCAAATATCTGTGTGAGAGAGGGGCCTCAACCTCCCATAACTGCCGAGGAATAATGAGGGTGGACAACAAGTTATTCAACCTCAAGTTCATCGAGATCTTTGACGTATAGGCTGATGAAGTCAAAGACGGAGGGGCCGGTTACTTCGGTGGCTTGGCTTCCATCGTACAGGAACAAGAACGGGAAGCCCGTACAGGAATCCTTCGGGAACTTGAACAAATAGGCCTCCTGACCTTCGACGCTACCGAGGTAATCGAAGGACTCGCCGTATTGCTCAATAAGCCCACGAGCTGCTGTTCTGATCTGTTCAGGGACGTTCATCGTCTGATAGATTGATATTCGACACAAAATTACAAAATATTTTCGGTTGTTGACTATGGACATACAAGATTTTGCAAAACTGATCCAGCGAAAGCGGAAAGAGCTGGACGACATGATGCGCCGGGAAATGCCTGTCGTCGCCGGGCGGATGGCCAAGGATCACTTTCAGGACAACTTCCGGAAAGGAGGATTTGCCAACAACGGGCTGCATCCGTGGCCGAAGGCAAAACGATTGTCGTCCGGTAAGTCCGATGCCGCCAGCAATTACGGCACACTCCTCTCCAGCCGGAACCACCTGTTCAGCTCGATCAAGTACACCCCATCCGATTATCGAGTGCGCGTGGCGAACGAAGTTCCCTATGCCCCTATTCACAACTGGGGAGGAGTTGTCGAACCCAAAGTAACGCCCCAAATGCGGCGCTTTGCCTGGGCGATGTTCTACAAGTCGAGCGGACAGTCGAAAAGAAACAGAAAAGGCCGAAAAACGGCCAAAAAGGGGCCTGTCGAGGTTTCTCCGGAAGCTGCGAAGTGGCGGGCGCTTGCTCTGACGAAGAAAAAGAAGCTGAAGATCTCCATCCCTCAACGACAATTCCTCGGCCGAAGCGAAGAGCTCGTCAATTCTATACAGGCCGAAATAGAGAATCGGGCCAAACGCGTACTCAACTTATAAACTCAATCACAATGGAAAACATGAAACTCGCGCTCATGAAGCGCATCCGGGAAGAAGTTCCCGAAATCGCAACCATCGATGAAGACTGCGGCCAGCTCGAAATCGAGGAAGACCAGTATCCGGTCGTCTTCCCGGCTGTCCTCATCAACGCCGACGCCACAGAGTGGCAGACATTGAATGCGGGCCGACCTGTTCTGCAGCGTGGGGATGCGTCATTCACCATCAAGCTGGCAATCGATTGTTACGACGACACGCACATCGGCTCCACGACAGAAGACCGGATCCTCGAGCGGGACGCCCTGAACGAGGAGGTATTCAACGCCATACAGGGATTCAAAATCAAGTCAGCTTCATCTGCGTTCTCCCGTGTCCGGGAGAGAGAATATTCTATCGGAGGCGGCCTGAAGGTATACGAGACCACGTTCTCGTATGGATCGAAATGGGCAGCCGCTAATTCTCGCCAGTAAAGAGACGCAGTTGCGCTGCAGTCAGCCGCGGGACTTTGACTTTCGGCATCGGCTTGATGCCGCTATCAGGGTTCTCGCGGCTGTATTGGCGAATGATGGCAAGGATCCGTTGTTCAGAGAGGAAGAACTCCTGTTCGGATAGAATCTTCAATGCATCATCAAACCGCAGACGCTGCTGCTCTGTCCAGTAGTACCACCTACGACAGAGCGCCTCGTTGCGGTTGGCAATAAGCATTTTATTCCTTCCTCTTTTCATGATTTGATTTGGATTCAACAAAAATAAAGAGAAAATCGTCGTCTCCTTCAAACGCTTAACGGATTAAGCAAAAAATAGGGAGGAACTGAACGTCCCTCCCCATCAACTCATCCGGTCGTTATTTTTTTTTCGATTCAAGCCTAAAACTTGACACCACCCGGCATTGTTCAACCTCCACAATTTGATACGACCCGTCGTCACTATATTCCTCGTAAGGATTCAACAAAAATACTCTCGCCTCGTCGTATGTTTCGAACATAAACGGCGTCGCAAGATACCACGCTTGTTTGGCTTCGTCGAGCTTCAGTATGAGATAGAATTTTTCCATGCTATTCCGGATCGACCGTCAATCTTAACACCTCCCGATATTGCTCAACCTCCACGATTCGATATAGCCCGGGGGTATGATGATCCTCAAAAGTATTTATCAAGCTCAATTCCGCCTCTTCAGACGTATCGTAAACAAATGGCGTCGCAACATTCCACTCATGATGGTCTGCATCGAATTTCTCTATGAGGTAGAATTTTCCCATGCTTCAAATATTTTGTCACCACAAAAATAACACTTTTCCGTATATTTGCAGCAAAATCACACCTCATGAAACATCTGCTCCTTTTTCTATCCTGTTGCCTGCTGGCAACATCCTGCTCGAAAGACGAAACTCCGACGTCCGACGAACTGGTCGGTACTGTATGGAGCCAGGTCGATGAAGATCGAACCGATACGATCTATTTCGCGGCCGATCACAAATGCACGGCCGAGTGGAAATACGAGGGATTCGACGCGGTGAAACAAGAGTACAGATACTCGATTGACGGGAAGGAGGTATCGATCAACACAGGAGCGAACACCGCAACCGGCCACATCGAAGATGACGTGCTCTACATCCAGCTGTTCGATCGAGACCTATCTCTGCATCGGGTTCGATAAAACAAAACCCCGCACCTTTTGGATGCGGGGTTTCTTGTCACCGGGCAGTCAGTCCATGGCTGCCATCGAGAGCGGAAGCGTGTGCTTGACGCCTTTGTCATCCTTGTAGGATGCCGAGATGAACTGGCAAGTCTCTTCGGGGCGGTATGCGCTCTGGATAATGTCGGTTGCCTCGATGAGCGCGGGATATCCTGACTTTCGGGCAATCTCCCGGAGCTGCAGCACGCGGCTCGCCTTCAGATTGCCTTTGCGATCCTTGGCCAGCAGATTCATAACCATCTCGGCCAGCGCTGCCGAGTCGTCATCCTTGGCCAGCGACTTGATGAACTCCTTGACCTTGGCAACACCGACTTCGACCGTATCGTCCCAGCCGTCGTTCGTGCGGTTGCCCAGCGCCAGCGTGATGCGACCATCGGAGGTGGTGAACTGGTCGCTGTGGCGGTCGGATTTCGTTTTGAACAGTTCCTCCTTGAGCTTGATCAACGTCTCGGCCTCGGCGAACACCTCGTCCTTGAGACGACGCATCTCTTCGCTCATGGCCTTTAGTCGGGAGAACTTCAACCGGCAGAACTCGTCCACGGCGGACTTATAGGCGGCGACATCGTCTTCGCGTTTCTGTTTCTCGGCACGCTCTTCGGCCTCAAGCTGCGCCTTCAGTTCGGCGCGTTCCGCTGCTGTCATTTTCGTGATATCCATAGTTGATTGTTGGTTTTTCTTTTCTCGCACAGCCCTGAAGACGAACTCCGGCGTGCGGAACTTTTCGGGCAGCTTCCGGAGCTTCACGGTGGCCTCATAGGCCGCCATCTGCTCGTCTGTGGAAGGCCATAGCGATGCAAGTGCTATGGCCTTCAGCTCGGCGAGTTCTGCTGCTGTCATTTTCGGGATTGCCATCGTGCAGTATTATTTGCAGGGCCAAACCTCAACGTCCGCGGAGATCCACTGGGTTCCGCGACCGGTTGTCGGCCGGACCATATATCTCGTGCAGCCAAACCGGAATTCAGACCCGCAGAACTCATATACAAGGCAATCTCCAGACAGACGGAACTGATCGCCTTGGCGCAGTTCGGAGATTTGCTTGGTCCCCTGCATAAAATGGCTTGCAGAGAACTCGCAGAGGATCTTCTTCATGGTGATCGAATCGGCCATCGGGTTAATCTCGATTTCGTACAGAACCTCCTCGTCCTCCTCTATGTCGTGATCGGCTGCGACCAGTACCACGCGGCCATCTTTGGGATCCTCGTATTTCACGGTCATAGATACCGGCTCACTCCCCATGCGAAAGGTGTAGAAATTCGTTGCAATCTGAAGTGCTTTTTCTCGTTTCATATCTGCTTATTTTATTGGTTCTCAATCCGTTTAATTGTATGACAAACATAACACTACTATTCCGTACACGCAAGACAATTCGCACTTATTTTCAAGGCGTTACGACATTCTCTTGACTTGCCGTTTCCGGCGTCGCTGAAGCCTCGTCAGCCGCTGTTTGCGGCGCTTGCTTGAGTCGCGTTTTATCGGTACCGATCGGCGCCGACGTACCCGTCGACGGCTCAAAGAGCGTACACCCAAGAACATCTTCAGGAGATCCAGATCCAAATCCACTATCGCTCCAGAGAACTTAAAGACCGACTGCCTCATCGTTGCAAATTCGTCCGCCATCGACGTAGCCTCGCTGTCATCACCAGCAAAATCCATCGTTTGCACATCTCCGACTGGCCGTCCGTTGATGAAAAGGGCCGGAGTTGCCCGTTCTTTGCCGTTCATCGCCATGATCGTTTCGTGGTTATCGATACAACGGGTTGAGATGTCTTGTCGCCTCATCGGTCTCTCTTTTGGCCTTCATACTTGCCTCCATCACCTTCATCAGCAACGAATCCCTGCGATTGCGGGGGATGAACCGCGGCGCTGATGGGCGCACTTCTCGGCCAACCGACAAATAGCTGCAGCTCGCCGTATAGGGGACTTCCACAAATACGATCGTCTTTCGACATGAGCAGCATCCCGTCACAAGCAGCGCGGCGATGCCCAATAATATCCGTTTCATAGGCTATTCTTTTGGTGAAAGTTCAATGAAATACTCAAGCAGCGACACCTTCTCCTCTGTTTCACAGCGGCGGTTCTCCTGCCGCTCGGTGGCTTCCCCGGACTCATGAATGTCGTCCAGTCGTTCAAGACGTTTTCGAAGCTCCTTCAACGGCTTTTGAAGGATCCTTGCCAGCAACGCTGCCTCCCTTTTGTCGAGGGCGAGCATCTGCTCGTAATACCCGGTAAACGGGACCGGTTCTTTGATCCACTGCATATCTGTTCTCTTTGTAAGGTTTGCGGATCGCCCGGACTCGAACCGGGATAACAGCCGCATTGCTTTGGCCATCGTGCTATGCCTTCAGTAGAACCGAAGGCCCTGCCGACCCGTTTGCCGGTCTTTCCCGGCTGTCAGAGCCTTTCGCGTCATCTGTCCGATGGAGTCAAGCGTCCTGTCCCGCTTTGCCGCCGCCGACCTGTTTCGGCGGATAAAACCCTGCGCCATCGTCGCCCTACTTGTACTCGGTTCATCGCTAAAAAAGGGGGTTGCGGGCAGCCGAGGACTCGAACCTCTGATTTGATTTTGCTTTTCAAACAGCCAACTTTTCCCATAGTTGTCTTATACCTGTCGCTGCCCGAACTGAAACTACCTCATAGGCCGCCTCCTTTCTCTTGAATGGTTACATATCTCCGAATGACGGAAAGTGCCTCATCGTATGAGTGGGCCTGCATCACTTCCCGCATCATTGTCCCCGCTTCTGCCTCTGCAGCCGCGATGTCCTGTTCTCTGTCCTCCCTGACCTTCATGAAGCTGGCCTTCCGGGCCGCCGCAATGATCGCGGATCTCGCCTCGGCCATCACCGCGAAGACGTTTCCGCCCGGCCCTGCCGGATCGATCGTAATCGTAGGCTTATCCATCAGCTTGGCAATTGATCAGGTCGAATGAACAACGGAATGTGGACAATTCGCTGAGGCTTCACGGTGCGAGGTTTGCGAAGGATCGCCTCCAGCTTCGGGATCAGCGCCTGCAGCTCCTCGACGGAGAGCATCCCGAAAGGCTTGCCAATGATGCGGGAGTTCATGCAGAACCGGTTTACGGCTGCGAATGTCCGGTCAGCCGTATCCACCCCGAGGCGTTGCAGGCGGTTCAACACCGCCGATCGCGCCCTGCGCAGTCGTTCCTTGTGCTCCTCCGTGCTCTCTCCGACCTGCTTGCCCGTCTGGAGGCACTCACACATCTCTTCGTATTCGGCTGGGGTCATATCCCGGAGGGAGGTTGTACGGCCTCCGGTAAACTGCGACACCAACACCTCTTTGTGTTCGTCGAGGTCGATGCCTTTTGCCTTGGCAATGGCATACAGCCGCGAATAATTACGCTTCCGTTTCATGGGTCAGAATTTTATTCATCTCGATCGCAACATGCGCGTCGAAGGTTTCGGCCATAAAAATTCGCATTCGCCGCTGCCGGGCGATCAGGTACTCGATGGTTGCACCATCGCTGTGCTGCCAATCCGGCAGCATGTAGATTGCATCGGCTCGCAGCAGCAGCGCGATGTCCTTACCCATCTGGTCAGCCCACTCCGTCTCAATAGGAAGGCCGTTGTTCAGAGGATTGATCGGGGTCTGCCCGAACTTGCGGATCTTCCGCTCGGCCTCCCGGAACTTGGCGACCACCTCGCTGATGGGCAGCCCGGAGATCTTGCCACTGATGTAGATCTTCATTGTCTTCATGTCTTAATCCTCGATGATGGTACTGTCTTTCGTCAGCTCTTTGAATCGCCGGTCCCGCTCGGCCTTGGTCGAGAACTTCTCGAACGTCCGCCAATCGGGAAATCCGAACTGTTTGTACTTGATTCGGGGCTGCGGCTGATCATCCTTGCGAATGATCATGAAACCGGCCCGCATTACCTTGTTTTGTGAATTCAGGTCCATATCATTTTGTTTTACTGGTTTACCCCCCCCCAATAGCGACGGGCGCCCTCCTCGTAGATCGTGCATTCGCCTGTCGGCCCAATGAAGCGGCCTTTGCTGAAGGCCTTGTAGCCCTCGACCCAGATCTTCAGCGCGGCATCGTACATCACCTTGGTGGCCGATCGCCCGTCCGGGCGCTTCCCGTCGGCGTGACTGACGAAGATCAACAGCTTGTTGCGGTGGCGCTCCTTGAAGGCTATGTACTCCTTGTAGCTCATCTGAATGTACTGGAACGAGTCGATCACCACAAAGTCGGCCGAACGAGGCTTCGAGAGCCTCTCATCGAGCTCCTCGATGGTCATGCGGCCGTCGATCTGGAAGCGGCTGCCGCATTCGGCCATATTGAGTCGGCGAAGCGTCTCCTGCATGGTCAGATCGACACCCTCCTCTTTCGACAGGTAGAGACCGCGCAGGCCCAGGCGGCACAGCTCGCGGCAGAACGAGATCACGGCCGAGGTCTTTCCGTTGCCGCTGTTGCCCCAGAAGAAGATCACGCCGGAGCGGCCGATCGTGCCGACACAATCGGCCCAGATGCCTCCGGGCGCGATCGTGCGGTACTTGATCGTCAGGACTTGTTTTGCGGATAGTGTACGGCCCATTTGAACGTCGTTTGAATAGCGTTTAACCTCTGATTTCGGCGATGCGACGGGTCTTGTGCACAGCCTTGCGGACACGCCGCAGGTCGAACCGGCAGGTCGATGCGTCCTTGACCACCTCGGCGATCTTTCGATCGTCATCGAGTCCGTTGGCCCGGCAGAGAGCATCGACCTCGTGAGCCGTCACCGGCGTGAGGTCGATGAAGCGGCGGCAAACACGCGAGAAGATCTCGTCATACCCCTTCTTGTTGTAGGCAAGGCCGTTCTCCATGCGTCGCTTGATGTACTCCGTCGACAGGAACACGATGCCGCAATGGCCTTCGAGGACGTTGTAGATCGAGATGAAGTAGTAGAAGACGCAGTCCATGAGCTTGTCCCCCTCGTCGAAGATCAGCAGCGGATTGTCGAGCGTCTTCAACTGGTCGGTAACGATCTGCAGGCGCTCCCGCAGGCTCTCCTTGTTGCTCTTGATGCCGATCTTCTGGGCCAGCTCCCGGATGAAATCTCCGCGCTGCATATCCTCCGAGCAGCAGATATGGAAGACGTTTTCGTGGCTGGCGGCATAGGCCCGGGCGGCCGTAGACTTTCCGATTCCGGCACTGCCGACGATCCATGCGACATTCTTGTTCTGCCGCGCGTCCTCGAAGATGGCGCTCAGCTCCCGGAACGCCGTCGTTTCGCAGAGGTTCCAGTCACTGGCACCGACCGGCGCCACCTGGGCGCGGATGCGCGCGAACATCTCGTCGCTGACGCCGTCGAACTTACCGTTCAGAATTACGCTGATAGTTCCAACACTGCCCCCCGTCAGTGAATTAACGGCCTTCGCCTGGCTGGGATACTTGGCGACATACGCCTGCAGTTGAGCCTGAATGCTCTTCTTCTCTTCAAGTGATAACTGTTTCATATTGGCTGTGATTGAAAGTTACATTCTGTTGAAAATGGAGGTCGGATCGTAGTCCGTATTGCTTACAGCTTTGGTATATTCGCCAACCGCGATCGGCTCGGAGGCCGGCGTCGTCGGCACTACCATGACCGTATCGGCCAGTCGCTCGAACTCCCGTTCGCTGATTCCCTTGATGGCCGGGGTGCGGAGCCCGTGCTGTTCCGGGGCGACTCCATGCTCGAGCTCGAGTGCATGATTCTCGATCTGGCGACGAACGCGCTGTTCCTTGATCTGAGCGTCGTTCCATCGGAGCAGCTCCATGTCGCCCGGCCGCTGTTCCTGAATGTTTCGGCGCACCGTGAGATACGGATAGGCCACGGTTTCGAAGCGCAGTCCCATCGGGGTCTCCTCGTAGAGCAGCGCCCGATCCATGCGGTCGGGATCGAAGCGCACGAAGAACGACCGGCCGGTGTTCTCCCGCCGCCACTCCATGTCGGGCCGGCCGGAGGCGTCGAGCACCTCATAGGTGTATTTTCGGTTGCGGTACTGGATGGTGATGCCATCAGCCGAGAAGAGGCTCGGGCGCTCGGTCGTCAGCCAGAACAGGTCGATCATATCCAGCTCTGTCACGGGATCCGTCTCCGGATTGACCGACGTGCGGTACATCTCCTCATGGGCGACTCCGGTCTCATAGTGCGGCATGGAGTTCCACTGGCCTCGGGCGGCGGCATAGGCCGCGAGCATCTCCTCGTAGGTGTAGAGCTGCTCCTTGTTCGCCTCGAGGAACTCGCGGTTGATTTTCCACGACTCTTTCGAGGAGATATTACCTCCGGTGAATCGCCAGTCTTGGTGCAGCACCTGCCGCTGGAAGCGTCCGAAGATCGATTCGATACTCTTCGACGGGGCATTGTAGGGAGCTGTCGGGCGGTTCACCCGACAGATGTTGGCGAAGAAGCGTTGCGCAACCTTGCTGCGCTGGCCGCCTTGATTGTCGGTGACGATCTCATACGGCTTGTGCCCGGAAGTCTCGATTGCCATGCGGAAGGCTCGAAACTGCACATCGAAGTTCTCCGTGTCACTCACAGCGTAACCGAGCAGCGTCTCACTGTAGGCGTCAACCACCTCGTAGACCGATGCCGTGCGCACCACCCATCGGCCGTTCTCGGCTGCCTTGTAGTAGAGGTTCAGCTTCGTTCCGTCGCCGTACCACAGCGAGTCTCGCAGGGTTGGCATCACGGTCTTGTTCCGGCGCGCGAAGAGCTGCTTGGCGGCCAACTCCCCGTACACGGCGTCATACCATTGGGGTTTGATCTCCGGGCGCTCGAGGTACTGGACAAGCGAAGCCTTCGATTCGAGAGGTTTCCAGCCACGCTGGGCGGCAATCCGGTTGAACTCGTCGAAGAGCTGCTGCGTCGTGTACACCGGCACACGGCACCGGCGCAATGCGATGATCTGACGCCCGGCAGCCTTCGTAATCTTGAGCGTGTTGCTGTTGCAGAATTTCCCAGACACCAGACAGGCATAGCCCTCCTTTGCGTACTGCCGCATCTTATCGCGCAGGCGGGCCTCACTCTTGGGCAGCGTATGCCCGTATGCCGCCCGGAGCTGCTCGGCTGCAGCAAAGATATTCGTCCAGATCACCGGGGTGTTGTTGTTGCACGCGCGGCGCATCGCCCGCTGGGTGTTGAACATGTCACGCAGGGCGTTCAGCACCCGGGCGTTCAACGTATATTCGTTCTGCTTCTCCTCGGGCAGATGCTCTCCGTTAGGCAGCAGGTGATCGTGAAAGAACCGCTGCGCCTCCGGATCGGCTGCCAGTGTAATCTCATTTTGTCTCATCGTCTTCTCTGGATCTCCGTATTTGGCCTCGAACCGGTCACGGAACCGGCTCGGCATCGAAGCGTACTCAATCAGTGCGTACGATCCAAGCCCTTTGCCCGGCCGGAGCATCGTAAGTTGCCCCCGGGCCACGAGCTTCTTGTAACAATCGGCGCTCATAACGCCTTCGCCATCATCCGACCTCGTCAGATCATGCTTCGTTACAGCTATTATGTTTCCGAACCACTCCATGTCATTTGCTTCATTTGCGCCCCAAACCGGACTCGAACCGGCAACCTGCTGTCTTGACCATGCGCATCGCTGCTCTACCTTTGAGCTATTGGGGCAAGCCGTTATTCTCGGGCCTCTGTCAGCCCATCGATCGCCTCCTCGATCGACCCGAATGCATCTTCCATCCGTGAAATCGCCTCCTACATCCGTTCCCCTCGAGATCCTTCTTGGAATGCCTCCGGGAGGTTGTCGTAGCTCTCCTCTTCATCCTGCCGGACCTCTTCCAGTCGAGCCTTAACCTCCTCGAGGCGTTCAACGAGTTCATCGAGAATCTTTCGTCACGTGTTGTTCATACTCTATCGAAGTTGAGGGCTTAGTGAATCAGAAAGGCTTTGCGCCTCATAGGCAATCTGCATCCAGTCGCCGAGCGTTACGTTCGCATATGACTTCACCGGCGTGCCATTTCGGGTTATCTCGGCCATAGCCTCTTCTCCCATCAGGACGACCTCCACGCCGTTGGCAAACGTCTGCGTGATCTGACGAACATGTCCATCCGTTGAGTCGCCGTGTGAGAAGGTCGTTTCGCAGTTGGGCGAGAAGCCGTTGGTCACATCGACTTCGCACACCACGCGGCCGCCTTCATGCATGGCCAACCTTCGGATCCGTTCGGCCAGCGCACTCTGCGTCTGATAGGTCAAAGCAGACCACAATGTTACTCGACTGATTCCCAGTACGCGACAAATGCGCGATCTCGTTGATGGCTGGATTTTGATGTATTTCATTGCTTGCTTGGTTGTTTGGTTGATACTTGGGACTATAACAGGGATTTGAGGAAGGAGATATCCTCTCCGTTCAGAGGGTAGCCGTATTCGAGCTTGGTACGTACACAGGCATTACGACCGGCTATTCGAAGTGCAACCCGGTAGAAGTCTTCGCCGTCGTCGTCCTTGTGTACTGCAGCCTTCCCGACAAGGAACTCCGCGACATCGGCTCGCCGCTGAGCCGCGTCATCCAGCTCGTTGTTGCGCTCTTCAAGTTGCCCCTTCAGGACGAGCACCTGCCGGAAAAGTTCGGCAACCAGAACGCTGGTCCCCACCTTCTTATATTCAGCGCAGAACAAGTCCTTGTCCATATTGCCGGCGGCCATGTACATCTTTTCGATCCGAGCATAATCCTCGGAGTTTGTTTTCAAGCCCGTACGGGCTTCGAATTCCTGTTTTGTCATTGCTTTATTTGAGTTCGTTGATGATCGGTTTGAGGGAGCATCCGTAGGCTGTCACCATGGTATTTGCCATCTGATCCACAAAGGCTTTCGTAGCCTCGAAAACGATTCCCAGCTCAGGGGTGTAACTGAAGGCGATCCCACGAATGATCAGGTAAAAACAAACCCGATCCTTGCGGCTTTGCGTGTGCCATCTCTTAATATCGGTTCCCATTTTCGTTATTCTTGTAATTTTCACTATCTTTACCGCGTCTTAACTTGTTAAGACAACGCAAATATAATTCGCAAATGCGAATAATCAAAATATTTTGCGAACATTTTTACGCTTTTGCGAATATGGAAAAGAATACTGGCATTAACGGTCGATTTGCGGAAATTATAAATCGCTTGTACGCAGGCAATAAGCGAGCATTTGCCCAGCATGTAGGCATATCGCCAACCGTTATAGAAAATGTCGTTGGCACCCGCCAAGGCAAGCCTTCGTATGATGTTCTGGAGAAAATATGCGCAAATGCGAATATATCGGCTGAATGGCTGCTCTCCGGCAAGGGGAGCATGATCCGAGATGAAGACACCCAGGTTGGCACTGCAACAGTTCAGTCGCAATTCACGCTTCGAACGGATCGGCGAGTCGACGTTCAGAGCGTTCCTTTATACGAGCTCGATGCGACGGCTGGGCTGGTCGCTCTGTTCACCGAGCAAGGCCGCCGAACACCTATCAGCCACATTCAGATCCCGGACCTGCCTCCGTGCGACGGGGCCGTCTACGTCCGGGGAGATTCGATGTATCCGTTGCTGAAAAGCGGCGACATAGTCCTATATAAGGAGGTACCCAACGGGTCGAAGAACATCTTCTGGGGTGAGATGTACTTATTGTCGTTCCGCATTGACGGCGAGAGTTATATCACGATCAAGTACATCCAGAAAACAGACGACGACCGCTATGTCCGGCTCGTCAGCCACAATCCTCATCATTCACCGAAAGATATACCGATTGATTCCATTCAAGCTCTTGCGCTTGTTAAAGCGAGCATTCGGTTCAACACAATGGGGTAGAGAAAGACGTCGCGCGCACCTTTGACGGACATCCATACCGTCATTATTCCGCAAAATACACACATTCAGCGCTATACGCGCCAATATGTTTTATTTTACCATGTCATTAAGGGGGTGTTATACCGCCTATTTCATGCAAATTCAATCGTTATTATGTGCGCAACGATACTATACGAAGCAAATTTTTACACGAATTTGTCCTCCTAAATGCCCCCCTAACGTGGATATTTCGTTTTTTTTATTCGGAAAACATGTCCCCCTAAACGTCCCCCTTAATGTCCCCCTAAGTCGAATCAAGCAGAACAAACGAACGACAAAGGAGAAGCATTCAAAAGCAACATAAAGAGCCTCTGAACGCCTTTTTGAACGCTCAGGCAATAGGTCGCCCAACAGAGGCAGTAAAAGGTGAGAAATGGGCTCTTATCTCCATGTACGGGGGATTTAGGCGTAAAAAAAGCCGCCCAAATAGAGCCATTTCAGGCTGCTTTTGGCGGCAAAGTAACATTACACACTGAACGATGCGTTCAGACCACGAAGGGATGTAACACGTAAGTAACACTAAAGTCACATTTCGTTTCGGGCCTCGCCCGGGGATGTCGCGCTGCTAACCCTCTGATCGTTCGCTCAATGCATCGACACTCTAATCAATCACTATCTATACATTTCGTTTTATCCCCGGTACATTGCGGCGTTCTTTGACGCGCGCATCGCGGCGCTGACGGGTGCCGGTATC